GGTGTCCAGAGAGCTTTTCAGTTCCTTGGTTTCCTTGCCGGATGACCAACCGGCGATGTAACCGAAGGAGTAGTCTGAGGTTTCAATGCCGTACCGTTGGCAGACGGTGTAGGCAACGCTTTCCGCTTCGACCTCCTTGGTGTGCCGATCCTTCTTATCTTCGGGAGATGCTTTCTCATCCGGCTTGACGGCGTGGAGCTTTGCGTGGGCGATCTCGTGAATGGCGGTTTTGACCGTCTGGATTTCGCTCATGCCCTCCTGAATGGCAATGCGGCTTTCAACCGGCGAGAAGAATCCCTTTGCACCGCCCGGAATGTCCTCAAAGGAAATAGGGACGGGAGATTCCTGCCTGAGCGCGTCGAAGAACGCCTCGTAGTTTTCGACGGTGCCTTTCAGCTCATCGACGATAATGTCCGGAAGCTCCTTGCCGTCCGTCTGGGAAACATCAAAGACACTTACCACCTTGAAGGCAGGACGCAGGACCTCAACCGTTTCCGTGACAGCCTTCCCATCTGCGCCGATCACCGGCTTCTGCGTCGCGGGGTCAATCTTCTCACGCTCTTCCTGCGCCTTGTACGGCGCGGGTGCAAGAATCTTGATGCCCTTTTCGCCCTTCATGACCTGACGTTCAAAGTTGCGCTGCCACGAGGTATAACCGGCAACATAGGTTGCCTCTGGCTTCTGCATCGCAATGAGCAGCGTGTTGTTGAAGGAATAGTTGTAGAACTTGGACATCGTGCGGAGATATTCCTTGAACCGCTCGGATTCAAAAAGCTCCTTGATGCCCTGTTCCAGCTTGTCCGTGATTTCGCGGACTTGCTGTGCATTTTTGTTTTCAGCCATCTCAAACCTCCATTTCTTATTTGCTTTTGGGCGAAGAAAACCCCGTCTGGGATTTGCTCAGTAAACGAGCCTTTACCTCAGATGGGGTTTCTCTGCGCGTCATCCGACGATGGAAGATGTTATCCTCGTTCTCCCATTCAATCAGTCTGTCAAACAGCTCCGGGTGTTTTGTAATCATGTGCAGCAGCTCTTCATCGCTTGCATTGGGACAGAACCAGCAGCCGTTTCTTCGGCAGTGAGCGTAGATTGGGGAAAGCAGCCCGTGTTCCTGACAGAGCTTGTAGGCGTCCGCCTCTGTCATGCCGTACTTGGCAAGCAGACTGACCTTCTTCACGCCGTCCAGACGCGCAAGGCGTTTGGGTTCATCCTCCGCGATGCCGACATAGCTCACCGTGTCCGGAGAAAGCGCGGCATTGTACTTGCGGACTGGCGGGATTTTGCAGTCACGATTGACCGCGCACATACCAGCCCATGCGAAGCCGCGAACCTCGCACTTATGCGGTCCGCGGGTGATGACGTGATGGAACACATCATCGTAGGTCTTGTCTGCATGAAGAATGGCGAACTTGATGCCCAGCTCCTTTTCACAGAAGGGCTTGAGGCGGTCATAGATGAAGTCCCGGTGTTCCGGGACTTCGCCGCTTGTGTCCTGATCAAACATGACCTCGCTGAAAACCGCCTCGTCCAGCGGCTCATTGTGCTGTGCCGCCAGCAGGAGCGTCGCTACGCTGTCCTTGCCTCCGCTGCAAGAGGCAACATATTTCGGGCGGCTCATCGGTCAAACTCCATCTTGAAGCTGACGTATTTGCCGCCGCTGTCATCCAGACGGATCACCGCATCATAGAGCTGAGGCTTCTTCGGCGTGTAAAGCCCGGTCACGCGGCACCAGCCCTTGTCCAGCAGCTCCTTTGCAATCTTCTTTGTCAGCTTCTTTTTCTTGCTGGAAAAGAACTTGTTGTCTTCCCACAGGCAGAAGGAGCAGTCCTTGTTCGAGCAGTAGAAATTGCCCTTGCCGACATAGACCGGAGAGCCGCAGCGGGGGCATTTGCCGATTTCCTCTTTCCCCGTGCCGAAACGCTGGGCTTCGGCATCGGAGAGGAACGGATAGGCTTTCACGAGATCGCCGGTCATCCGGACAATGCCGCTGAGGAAGGCGTCTGCATCCGCATTGCCGCGCTCGATCTCCATGAGCGTGTTTTCCCATTCCGCAGTCATTGCGGGAGATGTGATCTGTTCCGGCAGGACGCAGACAAGGTTGCAGCCGTCCTTTGTGGGAATGAGGGATTTGCCTTTGCGCTCTGCAAAGCCGGATTTCACCAGCTTTTCAATGATACCGGCGCGGGTTGCGGGAGTGCCGAGACCTTTCTTCTCGGTGTCATCGTCGAACTGATCGTTTCCGGCAGTCTCCATCGCAGACAGGAGCGTGTCTTCTGTGAGTATTTGTCAAGGTAGGATGTGGATTTATTTCTTTTTGCTGGTACATTCATTCATAATCAGCGTATTCACGCTGTCCGTAAAAGTGCGCTTGGTATTCTGCGGAAAATGCACCCTTACACGATAAGTGGTATTTCCTATCCTTTTCTTGAAATTCTCTGTATTCACTTTCTTTACTTCTTCCATGTTCTTCTCTCCCTTCATGCAAAAAGGACAGCTACAAACCATTACTTGTAAACTGCCCTTTCGCTGTTATAATAACTGTTCATTTTTATTCCTGCTGTGTATCTGACTGCGTTGGTTCTGCTCGGCTTCTCGTGTCATGGCAAGCATTTTACGGTTATGCTCAATAACCTCTGTGGATGCAAGCTCTGTAACCACTCTTGCATAGTCGGGATTGCTCTCCTGCAATCGCCCTTCCAGCTTCGCCTTTTCCGCTGTCCATTTCTTCGGTGTAATCTTCTCATCAGAGGACAGCATTTTCTTTAATTTCGCACGATAACTGTCGTATTCTCTAAGCTCCGTTTCATGCTCCTTATCATATTTACGCTTGGCAAATCCTTTCAGCGAATTACTTGTCTTATGATACACGATATAAGGCTCATACTCGCTGTATGCCACAAGCAACTGCTCCAGTCTTGCTATCTGCTCTGCAATCTGCTGTCGCTCCGCTGACAGCTTCTCATAGGCTGGCTCTCGCTGTTCCTTAAACTCCTGCAACTGCTCAAAGCTCTCAATCTGATTTACCACAACAAAACGCTCCATTCTCTCCTGCTCCTGCAATGCCTGTCTTTGAGAAATCTTCCTCAAATATTTGCTCTTGATTACTGGCAATTCCAGTCTGCCCTTTTTGCCGACAACTGCCCTAATCATATCAAGGACTTCATTTGCAGTATTGCGTACTGCTTCAACTGGCTTGGAATTAACAAGCTTCTGCAACTGTTCCTCTGCTTTTGCCACAAGCATTTTTGCAGTAAGAATAGCCTTATTCTGCTCCATTATCCTGCGGTTGACATTCCCTCTCTCTGTCTGTATTCCTGCCCTTTCCAGCGCACTGGCTTTCTCTCCCAAATGTATCTGTGGTATGGTATCAAGGCCCTGCTCCGCAAATGACCTATGCTCCCAAAAATTCTCCCTTAATCCGTTTTTATCATTGACCGCATTTATGGTGTCAGCTAAATCCTTGCGCCACTTCCTGGCATTCTCCCTGCTGTTCCATCCAGTCACATCCTGCGTGGTGCATTTATATTGCCCATTCTTTTTTCTTATCTTGTTTCCGTCTGCGTCCAGTGCATAAATCTTCTTCTGCTTATCTCCCCATGAACCATCTTCCAAAATCGGGCGCATGGTAAGCATAATATGACAGTGAAGATTGCGCTGGTGCGTATTCGGGTTTTCGGAGTCATGGATGGCAAACTGCGCACACATTCCATCATCCACAAAATTCCTTTTCACATAATCCCTCATTACCTCTATGGCAAGCTCATAACTCCACTCATTCGGCAGATTGATTTTATATGACCTCGCCAGCTGTGCTTTGGCAGATTTACTCTCCCTCATTTCAACGGAGTTCCATAGCACCGATGGGTCTGAATATTCTGCTGGTGCATTGACCGGAAGCATGACCTCATTATGCACCAAATCCTCGGTATACTTCGGGTAATAGGTTGTTCCGTCATATTCAGAGTACATGGTGGTACGGCTGATATATGCAGACTTGTCAACTGCGGATGAACCACCTCTGCACTTTGCACCTCTTCCGATAATGGCAACTCGGGTACTTAGGTTTTTAACTGCCATAGCCACACCTCACTCTCCTGCATAGGCTGTGGCAGACCGATACTGTGGATTGTGCGGTATCGGTTGACTTTGTGGGCAGTGCAGCTCCGCTCTTTAGAGCTTCACTGAACGCAAAGTATGCAAATGGGTAGGTGCGCCCTCTGCACCGAAGGGAAAACGCAGTGTTCCCTTTTGACTGCCTTGGGCAGGCAACAGCTGTCTGCAAGACCCCTCGGAGAGCGCACATACCATCGCAGATGGTATATCTGTGCGCAACGAGAAAATCTCGTTGACTGGTCTTAGGCATTTTCACTTTTGCCAGTACCTTCATCCCCTGCCACCTCACTTTCAGCTTTTACAACTGCATTCTCACGCTTGTCAGCACTTTCCTTTTTCACGATTTCAATAATGCGCTGGCACTGCTCCGACTTCATCCCCGAAGCAATAATTCTGTTCAGCTCCTGCTCATCAAACTGATAACACTCTGGGAAATATTTGTGAACAATGCCACCCATCATGTACTTGTGCTGATTTTCCTCTTTTCGCTTCTGCTGACTTGCCTTTCTCTTGGCTTCTGCCAGTCTTGCCTTAGCCTGTTCCACAATCTTCTCTGCTTTTAAAACCTCTGCTGATTTTTCATTGTTCTGTAACATATTTTCAATCTCCTTTTCCTTGATTTTGTATAATAAAAAAGGTGGTCATGGTTTTAATTTCCATGCCACCTTTGGGTGTGCGATATTTAAATAAACTGCTTTATGGAACTGAAAATTTAACCCTACATAAGCGGGAATCTTTTAGCATTACACTCTCCATTCCATCAGCACACAATCTTCCTTTTTCCCCTCGTGTAGCTCATGTTCGGGAAGTTCCTTAATTATTTTAAATCCTGCCTTCTGATATGCTCGTACTGCTCGTAGATTATTTTTTCGTGGGTCAAGAATCACCGCATCGGCATCCATTTCCGTTCGTAGATATTGGCATACTACTCTGCAATATTCTGCACCGATTCCCATATTCCAATATTCCGGCTCACCGATAAATTGGTCCATCGCATAAATCTTTTCTTCCGTCTCATGGTAATTATATTCGTCGAAAAGTTCCCCCTGAATTCTATATATTTGTGCGTAACCGATAGGAATTGTATCATATTCAATGATGACTCGATAAATCTCATCCGCCCATTGCTCTGTATAATGCTCACGAATCGTTTTCTGTGTATGTTTTTTATCTCTACCGTCGTAGAATTCAAGAACACGGTCATCTGTCAGCCATTTTAACATTAGAACTAAATCATCCTCATTCATCGGGCGAAAGGAAACTCGCTTTTTTTCCAACATAATTCACCTCTTCCATAATATAATTTCACATCATCTTTTCCTGCTAAAATATAAACATCTCTGCTTGTGTTTGTAGCAATTCAGAAACACCCTTAATCAACATTTCCCTATCTTTTCTTTCATAACCATAAATGATTTGGTCTATCGACCAATATACATCATTAAGCTCTGCTTTTCTTTCTGCTACTTCCGGCGCCTTATGCTGATAGTATTTTAATACCTTCCTGCCAAATTCTTTCCCGAAATCATCTGTACTACAATCCAGCAAGCACAAAAAATCATTATCCGGGTCACCTACATTAAAATCGCCAAAATCAATAACTCCAAACAGTCTATTATTTCTAAAAATCATGTTATTTGCACTGAAATCATTATGTACCAAACAAGGGGTATATTTAAATAAAACAGCATTGCTTAATATGTTTTCATATATTGTTTCGATATGTTCCAACATCTCATCAGTTAACAGCTGCTCCTTTTCCAGAATACTTATAAGTAATTTTTTATCTTGCAAAAACTTATCTTTCTTATTCACCAGAGCATCTGAAAACAAACTGACAGAACAATCAATCTCTATGGAATGTAACTCTTTCAAAAACGTCGCTTCATCATATGCAAGGGCATCCTTTTCCTTTTCACTCAACTTATGATACTGCTCATAAGTAATACGTTCCCCTTTAATATATTTCATAATATTAAATCGGTCACTTTGATACACTACCGCAGGGATTTGATAAGATAGCTTACAGTTTTCTAAAAAACGATACAATTCAAGCTCTCGTTTCTGAGAAATTCTAACAGAATCTCGTTTAGGAACTTTCACAACATATTGTTCATTACACAAAAAAGTATCACTATCATCGCCGGACGATAAATAACGGAGTTCATTTATTTTTATCTGTTTATTTAAGTGCTCATATATCTCAGCGTCCAAGTTAACCATTTTAGTCTCCTTTACACATACCTTCAGTAGAGAGAATTATATCATTGAACATACATTTTTTCAACGATTTACCTTTGCATATTATACTGTGCCATTTGCCTTCTTTTTTGTTCTCTGTATTTATCATCCAGTTTTCTCGGCTTACGATAACTAACGCATGATTTAGGCATGGAATAGGTCTTATCAATATCTGTTTCGCCTACCAGCTTATAAACCTCTGGGAATGCGATAACTAATGCGTCAAGTTTTCTCATAACTGCCTTATCTCGGGTATAAACAACTGCTGTCTGCTCCCCTGCATTAAAATTGATGACCGTTTCCTGCTCATACTTGGATAAACTGCCCATTAAACCACTCCTTTCTCTCTGACTCGTACTTTTGGCGGGCAAATAATAAAGCCTGCCGTAGGCAGGCGGATAGGATGGGATAGGATAAGATAGAGATGGTATATCTCTTTTTTATCTTTTTATTTTATTCTTTTCTTTGGTTCTTTCTTTTCTGCTTTTCTTTTTCTCTTTTTTCTCTAGGAAGAGGAAGAGAAGGAAGGGGAAGGGAAGGTTGCACTGACAAGACCATCAAAAAAGACATCCACTACAAACATGTTCCACTGTTCGTTTTGAATGCCTTTTTATTCTGATTTTGCTCGTTAAATATCGTAGCAAAACCATTCCTTATTATTCACTTGATAATTTCCTAGTCTGCCATTTTCACAATCGCAAATTCACGATAATTATTGCCCTACTGCCTTTGCTTTCTCCGCTTCTATTTCTGCCCACGCTTTCCTCGCTTCTTCTCTTTTTCGTGCCATATATTTGCGGTTACTTGCTCGCTTTTTCTCCAGTTTTTCCTGCCTTTTGGCTTCTGCCAGCTTCTCTTCTTCCGTCAGCTCCACAACCACTTCAGGAACTACAAATCTACCGATATAATTCAAATAAATATCTACATCCTGCGTTCTGTTTGCACCACTTCCGACCGCCTTATATACCATGATTTTATCAACAAATTCATTCAGCATGGCTGGTGTCAGTTCCTCGAATGTCGTATGCTTTTTTACAAGCTCCATGAACACATCCACATCCGTTTTCTTTGCACTCATACCCTCTAATTCAGCATTATCTCTGTCAATATCCGCTTCTAATGTTTCAAGCTCCGATTCATAATCACTAAGCATGGCATTGAAGCGTTTATCATTCAATTTACCGCTGATATTGTCCTCATACAACTTCTTAATCAGACGATTGACTTCACTCACTCGTTTCTGCTTTTTAGCAAGCCTTTTCTCCAGTCTGACTGATAACTCTCCCTGCTGTTCTTCGGAAATACTACATACCTTTTCCCTAAACTCTGCTTCATTCTCCACTGCATAATCACAAGTTCTTTTTATGGTTTCCAACACAAGCGTTTCCAGCGCCTTTGTAGTAACGGAATGACTGCAACACAATTTTTCATAACGCTGTCTGCCTCTTATATTGTTGGAGCAATCGTACCTATCTTCGGGTGCATGATATATCATCTCCCCTGCCTTAAAATAATTCTTTTTCCATATTCCCTGCGCATTTCTGTGATGATACATTTTTGCTCCACAATCTGCACAAAACACTTTACCGGTAAGAGGATTATTCTCATCAAATACACCTTTTCTTCTTGGAGTATCTACCAGCTTCTGCACTGTTTCCCATGTATGCTTGTCGATAATCGGTTCTTGGGTATCTTCAAAGATAATCCATTCGGATGAGTCTACTTTAGTAGGTCGCTTATCCTTGTACGACTCCTTTTTTGTTCTAAAATTAACAGTACATCCAGTGTATTCCATTCTTGTTAATATGGTCTTAACAGTGCCACCTCTCCACATATACGGATGTTCCATATCAAATGACTTTATATTAACTCCCCTGCCACGAATACCCAAATAATATTCGGGTCTTTCCACCTTATCCTCTGCCAGTTCCCTTGCAATCTGATAGGGTCCTTTCCCATTCAGACACATATTAAATATCCTACGAACAACCTCGGCAGCTTCTTCATCAATTACCCATTTATCGGGGTTATCTGCACTCTTTTTATATCCATAGCAACAGCGGTTGGTTGTATGTGCTTTCCCACTCATACCTCTTGCTTTTAACACCGTTGTTATCTTCCGACTGGTATCACGCACATACCACTCGTTCATAATGTTCAAGAATGGGGCAAATTCTGCACTCTCCCTGCGCTCGCTGTCAACACCATTGGAAATCGCTATAAAATGCACTCCCTTTTCCCGAAACATGACTTCTGTGTAAAATCCTACTTGCAAATAATCTCTACCGATACGGCTCATGTCCTTTACAATGACTGTTCCCACCTTTCCAGCTTCAATATCTGCAAGCATTCTCTTCCAGTCGGGTCTGTCAAAGTTTGTGCCAGTCCATCCATCATCCGTGTAATGCTCGATATTCTCATACCCATGCTGTTCTGCATACTGTGTCAACATCCGCTTCTGATTGACGATACTGTTTGACTCTCCCTGCACCTCATCATCCTTTGAGAGTCGCTCGTATAAAGCTGTGATTTTAAATCTCTTATCCTTGATTTTCATTGCTATCCTGCTCCTTTGCATTTTGAATATTTCCACTGCCTACTCTCAAAGTGTATTACATCCGTGTATTGCTTCGGAGGCGTCGTGAAGTGTTCCGTAACGCTGGCGGACACACTATCCAGAACATCACCCTCATGGACTTCGGGCAGGGACTTCATGGGATCGTCCTTTTCCTTCGTCTTGAGGGAAGCCTTGAACAGCTCTTCGATGGCTTTCCAGCCGTTTTGAATGACGGTCTTACCCTTGGTTTTGAACGTATAGCTCTCGCAGGAGAGCGTGATCTGCGTTTCTGCGTAGGTGTGCTTCTCGCCGGTCGCACACAGAAGGCGCATCCCGATAAGATTGAGGATTTTCTGCTCCGACTGAGGAAGCGCGGAAACATCCTGCTTTTCAAGCTGGACGGTCGGGAGGATGGCATGGTGATCTGTGACCTTGCTGTTGTCGGTTACGCGGGCAATGTCCGGAGTGATCGAAACGCCGGAGAAAAGCGGAAGCTGGCGGCAGACGATAGAAATGACCTGACGGGCAGTGTCCTCCATATCATCCGTGATGAACTGACTGTCCGTGCGCGGATAGGTCAGTAGCTTCTTTTCGTAAAGTGTCTGAACGAGATCGAGCGTCTGCTGGGCAGTGAAGCCGTAGTATCGGTTTGCCTCACGCTGCAAAGTGGTCAGATCATAGAGCTTCGGAGGATTGACGGTTTTCGTCTCCCGCTTGAGAGAAGAAACGACGGCTTGCTTTTTCTCGCAAGCCGCCGCAATTCTTTTTGCTTCCTCTTCGGTTTTGACCTTTTCCAGATCGGCGGTCAGATCGCCCTTGCCGACGTGGACGTTGAAATACTTCTCCTTATGGAACGTGGAGATTTTCCCGTCACGCTCCACCAGCATTGCAAGGGTCGGCGTCTGGACGCGCCCGACCACCAGCTTCTTGTGATAGAGCGTGGTGAAAAGGCGGGTGCCGTTGATGCCGACAATCCAGTCCGCCTTCGAGCGGCTGAGTGCCGCTTCATAGAGGCGGTCATATTCCTTGCCGTCCCGGAGATGGTTGAAGCCTTCGCGGATGGCGGAGTCCTCCAATGAGCTGATCCACAGACGCTTGAAGGGCTTGGTGCATCCGGCTTTGTCGTAGACCAGCCGGAAGATCAGCTCACCCTCGCGTCCTGCATCGGTTGCGCAGACCAGCTCGGTGACGCGCTTGTCCTTCATGAGAGCGGACAGCACCTTGAACTGCTGTGCTTTGTCCTTCGTGACCTCAAACATCCAGCTTTCCGGAACAATAGGCAGATCGTCATACCGCCACTTGGCATACCGCTCATCGTAGGAGCTGGCGTCTGCCAGCTCCACCAGATGACCGAAGCACCACGAAACGATGTAATTGCCGCCCTCCATGTAGCCGTCCTTTCGGGTCGTCGCGCCCAGCACCTTTGCGATGGACTGGGCAACGCTGGGCTTTTCAGCAATGACTAAGATCAATCTTCATCACCATCCGTTTCAGCATCCTCCGCAATCTGCGGCTCATCATCCTCGTTGATGTACGGCTCTTCCTCATAGCCTTCATCATCAAAAAAGTCCATATCTTCATCCTTGGGCTTTCTGCCCTTGACGAACTTGATGTAGTAATAAGCTGCACCCGCAGCACCGGCAAGAACGAAGATGACGAGGATCATGCCGATGTTTGATTTCTTTTCTGGTTTAGGGGCGGGAGCATCGGTTTCTGCATCCTTATCCGGCTCAGGTGTAGCGGGGGCTGTGCCAGTGCATTCGCTCATGTTGGTTTTGCAGACCGGGCAGTCTGTGTTGACCTGACCGGCAGCGCACTTTTCCTTGCAGTTACAGGTGGTCAGAGCGTCCGCAGTGTCTTCATCCAGCAGCGCAAGCAGATCGCTCTCATCGACCATGTTCAGGAAGTACGTCTGATACTGTTCCTCATCCTCGTTGATGGGCGCATCGTAGTCGATGACAATGAAGAAGGTGTTGCCGTTCTTCGTCTGAACAGTGATGAACTGCTTGTTGGTTGCCCTGTCATAGAGCAAGTCGCGGGTGTGGGCGTTGCCCTCATCGTCAATCGGCTCACCCTTCGGCTTTTCAGGGGCGGGAGTGACTGCGGGCTGCTGTTCCGGCTGGGTTGCCTCGGTGACGGGAAGGTTCTGCTCGGTATCATCGGCGTAGGCAAATGCCGTGACCGAGAAGCAGGACAGAACCATGACGCAGACCGCAAGGACGGTCAGAAAACGAAACTTCTTACGCATTGTCGATTACCTCCGTATTTTCAGCGGGCTTGGTGCTGCCCTTCATGGAAGACAGGAACGCCATGATCTGATCCTTGTCCATCACCATAGAGCGCACGGTGTTGATGATTTCAAGGTTTTCCAGCTCTGTCTTCTTGTCGTACAGCTCCTTGAGCTGTCCTTCGATTTCGGACTTCTTCTTTTCAGCCTTCTCAATGTCGGAGAGGACTTTCTGATACTTGGGATTCATGCAAAACTCCTTTCTTTTAATAGGCGGGTCTTCCGAAGGCGTAGAAATGCTGCTGCCAATAGGAAGAGTTGATGGATGTGTACTGAATGGGGTCGCCGCAGTGGATCATGACCCCATCACCAACGTAGATGCCGACGTGAGACACGCCGGGGGTGTCATACGTCCCGACGAAAAAGATAAGATCACCGGGCTGTGCATTCGCCTTTGAGACCGGCGCACAGACATTGTAAAGCCCCTGTGCGCCCAGCCGCCCGGTATTCACAAGACCGCTGTTCGTGAGAACGTAGCTGACGAAGCCGGAGCAGTCAAAGGATGTGTCGGGATTGGAGCCGCCCCAAACATACGGATAGCCGAGATACTTTTCCGCCTCGGTGATCAGCGCTGCAAACTTCTCGTCGTTCAGGTATTCCGGGTTGACATCGTAGTCGGCGGGAGGATTTGTGATGTACTTGTCCACATAGGGGGAGTTACCGAACAGATCTTCGCGGTTGCCCAGCACCGACATATACGTCGCGTACATGGAAAGCTGTTCCTGAGACATGATGTAGACCGGGACATGGGAGAGATTGAAGTTTTCGAGCTTCACGTTGCAGATGTAGTAGTCATACGGGACGCGATAGGTTTCCGTGTGCGTGTTGCCGTCTGCGTCCGTCCATGTGTCGGTTTCCGTGCGGTATCTGGTTTCGACGATAACCTCTTCTGTGAGGATATACTGCTTTTTAAACAGCATTTGAAGCGTACCCTGCACCTCATCCAGCGTGAACTCGCCCTCATGGAGAGCCGAGAGGATGGAGATCAGCACATAGGGGTCATGCTCAATATCGTCCAGATCGAAGTGATACTCGTCGTAGCTGTGAGTGCTTTCGTAGGTGTCGAGATAGCGTTGCAGCTCTTGCTCCATCCGGCAATACTGCGCTTCCGCGCCCAGCATCGCGTCATCCTCGCTGAGATAAGAGAATGCAATAACCGACGAGCCGGTAGAGGTGAGCATCGAACACGAGCTGATTCCGGCACCGAGCAAAACGAGAAGGGCAATTCCGACGCCGATCCAGATGAAGACCTTCTTGTTCTTCTCAAAGAACTCCTTGATCTTGTCGGACACCTTCTCACCGAGCTTCCTGCCGGTATTCTTTGTCGCAGTCCCGGCAGTCTGAGAACCGGCATTTCGAGCAGCGGCATATTCCTTCTTGATGTTCTGCTTCTGGTAGTGCTTGTTCATGTTCTGCTTCTTCATCTCAGGATGCTCCTGCTGATTTCTCTCATATTGGAGCTTGGCGTCAGCTACATCCGCCTTGTGTTCCAGCTTGGAGACCTTCTCATAAGGCTTGTTGACGCTTTTTTCTCTGTGATGACTGAAATGCCTTGCGGCGGTCTCTGCAACAATCTCTGTTTTGTGCGCCGCCTCGACCGCCGAGTTTTCCTGCTCGACCTCATGGATTTTGCCGTGAATGCCAGAGGCGAGAGTGTCACCGACCTTGCGGACGGTTTTATCCGCTTCAAATTGCAGCTTGCCTTTGCCCTTTGGCTTTTTCAGCTCATCCTCAAAATGAAGGCGGGTTTTGCCCTTGCCGGTCTCTTCATCAAAAACGCGCTCCTTCTTGAGAACCTTGTGCGTGGGTAGCTTCTCGCGGGCAGCGTCCAGACGCTCATGCGCCTTTTCGGACTTCCTTTCGAGCTTCTGCATCCGCTTCGTGGTCGAGACGGCATCGTCGATGATCGGCTTTGCGGAGGAAGTCTCCGCCGCTTGGGAGAGAACAGCATCCGCATCAACGGCTTCAACCGCAGAGGTCTTACGCAGCTTGTGCGTGACAACTGTTTCGGCAATCACCGTGCCGGTATGAGAAGAAACACCGTGCTGCTCTAAGGTTGGAGGCTTGAACGACGTTTCCGATGAGGGCAGCGGTTCGGGTACATTCTGGGGTGGATTTTCTGCCCTTTTCTCTTCTGTGACGGACGTTTCCGAGGGCGGCTGTGTGTCATTATCCTCGGCGTGTTCCGCCTGAAACTGACGCTGCTGACGGCGCATCTGCACCTTTTTCTGTTCCTCTGGGGAAAGAGCTTCGGAAGGCTCGACTGTCTCACCGGGCTTCACCAGCTCCGCATCTTCCAGCCTCTTTGACACACGCTGCTCGGTGCCAGCCGTCAGGTTTTCCTCAACCGCGCCCTCCCGCTTCATCCGCAGAACCACCTTATCGCGGGTTTTGAGTTCCGGTTCCTTTTTCATCAGATTTCACCTCCAATCCGCTTGTAGGCAAGCTCGGTGTATTCAGGGTTCAGCTCTACGCCTACAAAATGCCGCCCCATCTGCGCGGCAACCATGCCGGTTGTGCCGCTCCCCATGAAGGGATCAAGCACAACGCCGCCTTCTGGACAACCGGCGAGAAGACAGGTCTCAACCAGCTTCGGAGGGTAGGCGGCATAGTGACCGCCCTTGAAGGGGACGGTGTTGATCTTCCAGACGTCGCGCTTGTTGCGGAGCGGATTGATGTCTGCGTCCTTGATCTCGCCATGCTCACGGGGGCGGTTGATGGACTGCGGCTGAGGCTGACCGGGAACGGGCTTGCCGTATTTGTTGCCGCCCTTCATGCCGCGCTTGAGGCGTTCCGCCGTTGCAGGGGCAATCGGCTCGGAGATCGCCTTGTAGTCAAAGAAATACTTCTTGGACTTGGAAAACAGGAAGACGTGTTCGTAGCAGCGGGATAGGCGGTCTTTGACGCTCTCCGGCATGGGGTTATCCTTCATCCAGATGATGTCGTTGCGCAGATACCAGCCGGTATCGCGGAGGGCAAAAGCCAGCATCC